ATAGACAGAAGCCCTTGCGATCCATCCAGTACGCAGGAACCTTTCGAGTAGCACCCTTGTCGTTCAGACTGACTGTTTCTGAGTATCGCGCAAAATTGCGTAATACTTGAAGTTCTTGATTTTTTGCAATTAGGTCATCTACCGCGCGAACTACGTCGCTGTGCTTTTTGCCAAAGTATTCTGCAACTTTGAAGCTGGACGTAACCGCACGGCCTTCAACCACACGGAAGGCATTTTGAACAATGTTCTGAGCCATTGTGAACTCCTTTACATATTTGATTAATCGCCCCTTTTGAGAGGGCGGCCAAGCGCTCAAAACCGTGTAAAGGCGGCGGGCATATTTCCCTTTTGGGTTTTTTATTAGCCTCACGCTCAGCCATGAGCTGAGCTATCCGCGCCCATAGGGCTACAGATACAAAAAAATCCGCATGACTGACAGGGCGGAATCCGCTTTACAGGTGTTTTGAGCACCTGAGCGCAGTATGCCCGAATCTGCAAGCGATGTCAAAATTCAGGTTCAAGCCGCCTCCCGGCATGCCATCCAACCAACAAGTTGACAAAACTAGAAGCGGCTTGAATCTGGGCTCTCCGGAGAGAGCATGAAAAAGCCCCCGCTCCTTTCGGGGCGAGGGCCTGATTGTTCGTGTCAGCGGTTAGTGACGATGCTTCGGGGGAAGACCGCGAAGTAGGTACAGGGCGAATGCCGCACCGATTACGCCGAAGATGGCTACTAGCGTCCATAAGTCCATGTTCATCGCTCCAAAAGGTATGTGAGTAAGAGGCTGACCGTCAAGAACCCCAGTCCAATCAACGCCCCTTGGAAGTTGTACTGGAAAAGCCCTAAGGCCAGACCTGCAACACCTACTTTCTCATAGATGTCGGCGATCCTTTTCACTAGAGCGCGTTTTTGATTGTCAGTAAGTGTCACGTCGTGTCCCCGTGTGTCTCTTCAATCCATTATACGAAAAGTCAACCTCAGACCACTCTTGCGAACAGGCTGAAGTTGGAATCTCCCTCTGGGGTAAGCTGAACTTGTCGCGGCTCTCACAGTGCGACTTTGTTCAACTACCTCAGAGGAGAAAACATGAGTGTTTATGACGTGCTTGCTCAAGCGATTGAGGAGCGCCGGGTGGTGACATTCACATACGATGGATTCCTGCGCGTCGTTGAGCCTTTCTTGCTCGGCACCACCACCGCAGGGCGTTCCGCGCTGCGCGCTTACCAAACAGCAGGCGGTAGCAGGTCAGGCACAGTGCCCGGGTGGCATCTGTTCTCGCTTGGCAAAATCGTCGGCCTAGCCACGTGCCAAAAGCGATTCTCCGGCGTGTGAGATGGGTACAACCCCTCTGATAAAGGTATGCAAGCCATCGGCGCTCATATTTAGCCTGAGCGCCGCAGTCGCACGGCCCCGGCGGAAGCGCGGGGTCGTTGTGGACTGCACAATCGCTGTCGTGTTGAATCATGGTGTTCTCCATTCAGATTCAAGTCTCCTCCCGGAGAAGCCTTAAATCACTCTCTCGCTCCGAGAAGAGGCTTGAATATGAGGTCTCCTTCGGTGCGAAGATATGAACGTCGGACTCCCATTCGACATTCCGTATCAACTCACCGAAGGAGAAATCCATGTTCGATGATCTGAACCCTCAAGGTTTTTATCCGGGGGAGAACCTTCCAAAACTCTCAAAGGCTGAAGTTTTGTTCTTTGGCCTGCTCATGTCCGGTGCGATCAAGTTGGATCGCATCCCCACAACCAAAGCAGGTGAGGAGCTCGACTACTTTGATGAGGGCGACTATGAAGTCATGAACCCGCTGAATCACGATCTCGAGTTGCTGGCTGATCTCTATGAGAAATGCCGCCGGTTTGCGGCTCGCCGTGATGAACAGAAGTAAGTTGCCGTAAGGCTTCAACCTCATCGAAGAAGGCGCTCAGGGCTTCCTCGAACGCCTTCTTTTGGTTTTCAACCTCTTCCCGCGTGATTGGAGCGATGTAACTGCCGCCTGTTCCCAAAACATTTTTGCCTTCGCGAAACGAGGCAGCGTTAATCGCCTGCGCATACGCACTCGCGGCAATCAGAAGCCAGCGCAATTCGTTTTCGGCCGTCTTGCTCCTTCCAGGAAGCGAAAGCTTGAAGTATCGCTTGGCGTCAATTTCCATCTCTTTCTCCTATGAAAAAGTCTGTGAAAGCGTCATCGGTGCAACGAACTGCTTCGCCCATGATCGGATAGCAAACAGCATCGAATGCGGCATAGGCGGCCGCCAATGCATAGATGATCCGAGAATCTTCTTCCGTGATCGGCGTAACGATCAGACGGCCGTCTTCAATTTCTACCTTCATAAATCCTCCTAAGAAAGACCCACAGAAGCGCTCTCAAAAGAAAGCGCTTCAATTGGCCTTTCTCTCTGCCCGATGGTCTGAACCAACTCCCGGACAGAGAGATTCACTGCTCAGGTCTGCCTATGTGCGCTCTTACTCGCTCGGCGTGAGGTACTAGCTCCGCGCCTTGAGGCTTTCCGTCGCCCGTCTGACTAATCATCATCCGGTGCCCCTCCCAGCTTCCGGCCGGGGGAGGGAGATATCGGCCTATATGTGTGCCGATAGATGTGACTATAAACATGTCTATCATCAATGTCAATAGGTGTAGCTATACAAGCATGTATAAAAAAGCCCGTATAGGTAACGGGCTAAGAAAGGTTCAGGGGCATTCTATCGTCTTCGCCGATATGACCGCCGGTGTTCAACCATAACGCCAATGACGGCAAGTCCTTCTGTGCGCGAGTTGTATATTGGATAGTCCTCATTAAGTGGGATCAATTCGAAGATTTCATTCCCATATTCGTCATATCCGCGGGGACGATATTTTTTGAAGGTTGTTTCCATGCCATCTGAGAACTTACTGCCCCTTGTAGCAATCACAAAATCACCAGGCATCGGATGAATAGTAGGGTCAATGACGATGATGTCTCCCTCTCGGAAATCTGGTTCCATCGAACTTCCAATAACCTTGAGGGCGTAGCAATCGTCGGGCAGGTCCATGTCTACCCAAATGAAATCTCCGCTTTCGATTGCTGCCTGTCTAGCGGCAATTTGCCCTGTTGACGTGGGATCTCCAGCCTGTACATATGAAAGGATGGGAATCCTTTTCATCCTCCCACGAATAGGCTCAACATTGCTTTGATTAGCGGGAAGCTGGTCGTTTGATACAAGAGGGTCTCCTACGCCATTAACGATCCAGTTTTGATTGAGAGGCAATTTGGAGCAAATAGCAAGAGCCGGAGCGGACTTCATGTTTTTCGTCTTGCCCGACACCCAACTTGCCACAGAGGGCTGCTTGATGCCCGCCAACGTGGCTAACTCCGATTGCGAGATATGGAAGTGCTGAAGCACCCAAGAGATTCTTTCTGAAAGCGTTGTCATGATAGACAAGCCTATCGGTTAGCGTGAACGGAATGTCTATTACTTGTGATATAGTTACTTCTATCACCATCTATAAATGTAAAGAGACACCTATGGCAAAACAGAGCAATCTGCGTGCAACTGCGATCGCTCGCGATCTCGTTCGCGAGGTCGGTAGTCAAAGGAAGACCGCCGAACTTGTGGGTGTGAAGCAGCCGTCAGTATTTGCATGGACAAAAAACGGGCTCACAGCGACTCGTGAAAACGATCTTCGATTCCGCTTTCCAGAACTTCGGGTCTGGAAGCGTTACCCGCCGATTACCTCTGCTGAGGCCAACTGATGTTCATTCGTCCAGAACTTCGCAAGGGCGATATCGATGTTCGCGTGAAGGCCCCCAAGGATCTTGTCGATAAAGTCGACCTGATCTCTCTTGCGCTTGGTCTGACGCGGCAGGACATCGTGCTTGTTGCTCTGGATGCCTACCTTAATGAAACGCTGGCAGTAGCAAGAGTACTGAATCAAGTCGAGGCATCGCAACGGAATTCAAACGGCGTCATAACGGCAGGAGATGCGCGATGAGTTATGCCGCAGAGAGATGGGCCAGGGCGCAGAGGGTAGGTAATGCCCGCGCTAAACAAGTACTTGTAGAGCTTGCGAATTGCCACAACGGCAAAACGGGCAAGTGCACTCCGGGCATCAAGTACCTCCATGAGGTAACTGAGCTCAAGGAAGACACGATTTCTACCGCGACAAATTTCCTGCAGTCGAAAGGCTTCATCAAGAAGACGTACGTGGCTGTCGAAAAAGGCCGCGCAATCAGCTACGAACTTCTCGGCTTCAATCCTCAGGAATGGGAACGGAAAAAAACTGAGGATAGCACCGAAAACGGGTTGACCCAAAACCGGGGTAACCCCGAAAGCGTGGGTCCCTCCGAAACCGGGGCGACGGATAGCCCCGAAAACGGGGGGACGGGTACCCCCGAATTCGGGGGTGAAACAGGGAATAAGAACAGGGAAAGGAACAGGGAAGTTATGTGCGCGCCTTCCGGAAATTCGTCGGCTAACGCCGCCGTCGCATCTGCGCAAGCGCAGACGCCCTATCCCGAAGACTTCGACCAGTCTCTTTTCGATGAAGCTCGCTCGATGGGTTCAGAACCCAATGTCGAGATCACCATCGAAGCACCTGCGCCTGCTCCCCAAAAGCGCAAGGCCGCTCCTCGACGCAAGCCCGCCACTCCATGCCCGTTCGACGCCGATGCCTCTATCCCCGATGAGTACAAGGCCATCGCTGAGAAGGTCGGCATTGGGAACCCTCAGCAAGTCTTCTCCGCCTTCGTCAATCACGCCCTAGCCACTGACCGCAGATTGACCGTCTGGCCTGCAGGCTTCCGCACTTGGTGCCTCAACGAACTTCGATACCACCCACTCCAAACAGCCAAGCCGAAACCTCTCCACCAAAGAACTGCTGACGATTACAACTGGTGAACCCCATGCCTGAACTTCAAAAAGCTTTCTCAAAGCAAGCCCTGCAGCCGATATTCACGCAGATTGAAGCCGTGCGTGTTGCAAACCCGCCTCCACGAGCTCTCCCCAAAAAGTCCGAGCGCGAGCTAAAGGCGGACGAACTCAGTTCGCGCTTCAGCGAACTTCACGTCTCTCTGTCCCGCTGCCTCTCGTGGCTTCGGCAGCCGACCGCAGAAACCTTCTCGAACTTTCAGCTCGACGCGGCCGAAAAGGATCAGGCCAAGGCGCTCGCCATCTCGAAGCGCTTCTCCGAACGCCTCATGACGCGCTTCCTTGATGAGTCTCACCCCGAGGCCGGAATCCTTTTCCTTGGGTTCACAGGAACCGGCAAAACGCACCTCGCTAAGGCCATCCTCACCGACCTCGCGGCGCGCAAGGCACCCGGATTCTTCATCCCGGCGTCGGAATACTTCGACCTTTACACGCCAGCCTACGCTGCGAAGCTCGATCAGCCGCTCTGGAAAATCCGCCAGTGGCTCGCCTCGACCTCCTGCCTCGTCATCGACGAGGTGGGTACAAGCGCTTGGACCGACGCCCGCAAAGATCGACTGCAGCAGATCATCGACCTGCGTACTGCGAACCGACTCCCCACCATCGTCACGACAAACCTCGTCGCCGCTGACTTCGATGCCGCAGGCGCTGAGCGTATCGCCTCGCGCTTCAATCAGGTTCTTTACCCCATCAAATGCACCTGGTCGGACTTCCGCAAGCGCTCTGCCCTCAAAAACCTGAAGCCCGAGGAGGTGTTCTGATGGAACCCACCACTGCCTTAGCGATTCAAGATCTTGTCAGCTGCTGCGTCGGCAGCAAGCGTTCTCTCGGTAATCCAGTTCACAAAGTTCGAAAGTCGTACCGCACGATCGTAAGTGTCATCTGGCTCTACGAAAAGAAGGCCTTCATGAACAGCGTCATTGCCGACGATTCGACAGGCATCGCACAACCTTTCAATGTTCGGGCTCAGATTGAGCGACAGGACCTTATCCCGCAGGTTTCGCCCTGTGCCGCCGAGATGAACGACAAGACGCTCGAGCGAAAGCCTCAACATCGCGCAAGCGCACTGCGGAGACCTGCCGATTACCTTCTGCGCTTCATCGAAAGCTTTTCGTGCTGTTTCAGGAAGGTATTCAGAAGGCTGAACAGCAGGAAGCTCGGGCCAGACCATATCGCCATTCACCCAAAGCGAGAACTTCCCGCAGTGTGCGCACGTCTTTGTCTGAGCAGCAAAACAGTCGTAGGCCTCGAAGGCAGACATGCAGAAGTTCCAAAAATCCGTGCGATTCCCATGGGTGAAAAGTGGGAGCGGATCAGGAATGCTCCGGTTCTTCACGATCGGATTGGCCACCATTTGGGAATTCACGCCGCAATGCGGGCAAGTAAACGCATCTGAATTTATTGATGGAGGAACGTATGAATCAGACATTTAGAAGCACCGAATGGATTACTCAGCGAAACAAAGCGCTCGTCAGCGCCGGTGAGGCCATTGTCGCCGCTCGAAACAGCCTCGATCAACTCGACGACATACTCCGCGGCACCGTCGCAGGGAAATTCCCCGACATTGGCACCGTCGCCGACACAACTCACCGGCTCCGCTCCGAGGTCGATCAGATCCTCATCGGCCTCGTCGAGTCCTGCTGTGCCCCGGCAAATGCGGAGACCTACTGATGACAGACCGCAAACTCCTCGGCGGCCGATGGCACTACCCCGAGGTCACCGTCAAGCTCAAGTTGGACGGCGCGCGCTTCGAGGAGGGCAAGTAATGCACGGTTGCGAAATACGAATCTATCCAGCCTTCGCAGATGGTCAGACGATTCCGGGCATCGGCGTTTTCAAAGTGCTCGGCACGAGCGTGATCATCCGTATCGGACAGATCAGCGATGACTCGCCTGCCGTTGCCGTCGAACCCGTCCAAACCATTGAGGAGCTCCCTGAGCTCTTCCGGGCCGTCGCGGCCGCGATGCATTTGGTCAATGCGTGGGAACGGCAGCGCGGGAATGAGCCGCCGTTCGACCTCACAAAACTGACTCAGGGTTTGTTCTCGGGCCGCGATTGCCGGGCTGACCTTTCAGGAATTCGCGGGGCAGCCAGGGCATTTCACACTCGGCCGCCCGCAGCTCCCTCAAAGATCATCGCGATGAGGATGCTTGTCGATGATGGGGACGCTGAGGACAAACCTACTCAAGCCAAATCAACAGAAAACCGTGAATGCCTTCGCCAGGCTGCCGGAACCAAAGATCACCCATGGAGCGCAGCTTCATACATCCCGCAGGAGGTTCTATGTCATCTCGCCGTGTGAACGATTCGATGACTGAGGGGTTCTGGATGCAGACGGGCTTCTCGATGACGCCGATTTGCAGGGCAAACATCCCGTCCTCGTCCGACTCGGGCGAAATCGTCCCTGGGCACCGAACAAGGTATGACTTGCCGCTCTTCGTGCGGATTTCATAGACGGACTGACCGTCTTCTGGAACTTCGAATTTGATCACAGCTTTTCCTCCGTGGGTTGGTTGATAGGTGTTCTGGGGAGAACAACCTCAATCATCCTGCGGAGGTCAGGACTCAGCAAATGCAATCGCTATTCGACGAATCTCCGCAGCCTGAGGCTCAAGTCCGCTGCATCGAATGCAGTCACTTCGAGGGCTCAAAGCGTGACCGCGGCGCATTCCTTTTCCGGAGACGCTCTGGCTACTGCGAGATCGATGACCGGCCGGGCGGACGGTGGAACGTCCTTCAGAACATTGACCGGCCGCGGCGCTGTGCTCACTACCTCAGAGCGCCCGAAAGCCTCATCAAGCAAAGAACCACCTACCTCGCACGCCTCACAAATCCCGGCGGCGAGTCCATCCAAGACAGAGCACAAAGACTTTGGCACCGATAAATCTCAATGGAGGGAACATCATCATGAAGCGAATTATTCAGCTCACGTTGCCGTGGCCTCACCGCGCGCTCTCCCCGAATGCACGGGTCAACCTCATGCAGAAGGCTCGGATCTTCAAGCGCGAAAAGTACGCGACGATGATGCTCACGAAAGCCGCGCTTCAAAAGGTCGGCATCGAAAAGGTCACCGTCAAGGGTGGGCTCCCCGATAAGAAGTGGCGCGGCGGTCGAGTCAATATCGAGCTCATCTGCATCCCGCCTGTCACTCGCTATCACGACGAGGACAATCTCCTCGCAAACTGCAAGGCCATTCTTGACGGCATTGCTGAAGGCATGCAGGTCAACGACAACACTTTCCACTTCAAAGAACAGGACTGGCTTCAAGCTGAAAATCCCGGTCATCTCATCATCAATATCACCTGGGAACCGAGCCTGGGCTGCCGAAGCTTAGGAGGGAGGGATCATGAATGAAGGAGGAACCCCCATGCCAGTTGTCGATTTGGACGCAGGAAGAGATCGAGGCCCTCTCGGAGTCTCAAGCTTTCTTCCCGCGCCCGCAGCAGAGGCACTTGTTCGAGCTCACGCTACAGCTCTCGGATACGCAGAGGGATCGCTCGCCAGACTGCGAGCTATCGATGATGGGATCAAAAAAGTCAAAAGGCAGTTCCCGGCGTGGTTCCGCGAGGATGGTGACGGTCTCTGTCGGTGACGCTGGCCGGCCAGTGGGCGAAAGCGCTGTGTCCGCAAAGTACCTCGATGCCGATGTCGAGCACGCCAGACAGCTCCGCTCAGAGGGCTACTCATGGCGCAAAATCTCTCTCATGCTCGAGATCCCCGTGCGGACAATCCGCAGTTTCGTAGACGGTTCCCGGCGCGCTGTGACAGTCGTCGGTTGGAAAAAGGTAAAAAGATGGGTGAACGAAAACTGACGCCTCGGCAGGAGCGATTCGTCAAGGAATATCTGGTTGACCTCAATGCGACTCAGGCAGCAATCCGCGCCGGGTACTCGGCAAAAACCGCGAACCGCATCGGCCCGGAGTTACTTGGCAAAACTTGTGTCGCGGCCGCAATCGCAAGACAGAAAGAGAAACGCGCGGCCA